TTTACTTTTGGGTATTTCTGAAGCAACTTGATTGCTTGCCAGATATCATCCGTCAATTCGTCATAAGTGATGCTGTATAGACTTGCCAAAGCTTCATCGACTTTCTGCTTTACGCTTCTGTCATCTGATACTTTTGTGCTGATCACAACATTAATTTGTTTTGGAGTATTCATTTTTTCTAAATCCGAAGTTCGGTTAAAGCCTAAAGCTTTTGCTATTTCAGGTGTCATATTTGAATAAATACAATCACGGCCATCCAAACCCATAGTGATTGGGTAAGGAGGTTTCACATAACCACCTTCTAATCGTATCTTCCTCATAATCCCAACCTCTTAAACATTTCTTCATCAAGCTTTTTGAGTTCAGCAAGTGTGAATGGCTGACCTGTTAGCGGATCTACAAACTTATCTAGAGAATACTTACCCTCTTTGAATAGTTTGTATCTTGTCGGCCCAAGCCAAGACTTTTGAAAAGCTGCATCTTGTTTATCAAACCAACCTTTGAAAGTTGTATTTGAATCAACAACGCCTATTTCACCTTCACCATTCACTTTATTGTTAAATGGACGCATCCCAATTGTTTTTCCTGAGTCATCAGATACAGGAATTAGGATCGATCTACAGTTGGGGTGAAGTGGTGGCACAGGATGAGGTTCATCTTTCTTATAAACCTTGTCAGAGTAACCCATACAGATTTTAGAAGTACGGCTATCCAGTGTTGCGATGAACTTTACGTACTCAACACCAATGGATTGATACGTTTCATTCAAGGCCACATTTGACACATGACTTCTAGCAGTACGAACCATGGTAGAAATCTGGTTTCTACTTTGATCAAGTAAGCCATCTTGGTAATTAAGTGCTTTCTTACCCTTAATTCGCTGAACAATTTGTTGATTAGTCTGACCTTTAGATAAGCCGTCTCGAATAGTTTGCTCTACCCGAACTTTTGCATCGTCTGCGATCTTCTCGAATAGGTAATCAAGTAGCACACCACCACTTAAAGGCGTTTTCTTTGCCTTGTTGAATAGCGTCTTGCCATTTGGCTCTATTTTTCGATTAGCGAGGGTTTTAGCCTGATATGTAGCTTCATACACCGCTAATGCAGTAGCGCTTACAGTGAAGCTCTCAAGCAATCCTGACGCTACGCTTGCCTGCCAAGTCTGAACTAATGTTCTTACTTCTTTTAAAGCTGGCGTTGTGTATTGCCCTGCCATCAATGCAGTCTTTACAGCGTCACTCAAGTCATCTAACAAATCTCTTAACTTTGAAAGCATCTCACTAGAGAGCGAATCAAATTGTGTTAGAAGATTATTGATTTCAGTTGAAGACAACCGGTAGAGATAAGCCTGATGTGATACTAGGGCATCAAGTAGAGCTTGTTGTGACAACTGGACGTTCATTTGTCACTCCTGCGATTTAAACCACCATAGGTCTATTAATTGACTCGCTTTCGATACGTGTTTGCTCATCTTCAAAGCTAATTTCTGGCACTTTCCCAGTTGTAAGCAACTCATGGAATGTTTCCATACTCATTCGATTAGCAAGTACCATTTCCCAATAGAATTTAAGCGTATCAAGGTCAATCTTGCCTTTGGCGAAGTCTTGCTTAATGGTGAGTTTCGCCTTAGATCCACTTCCGTAGTATGCCGCACACCATTTAAGCGCATATTCCATCGCCTCATTGGTATTTGCTACACACAAAGAAAGGACACTGTACTGGGCAAGCTTTTCATTATTTGATTGGGTAGCAGTCTTATTGACTTGTTCAGTCTCAAGGATCTTCGCCCCCATCGCCTGCATGTACTTTTCTTTAGCATCCATAGCCTGTTTTGCTAAGGTGCTTTCAGTGACTTGCTTGTAGTCAAATGATGAGCCTTTCGGAAGCATTAAAGGATTCTTAGAACCTAAGCGAACACCATTTTTCTGCAACCAGTCGCGCCAACCTTCATCAAGTTCATTAATAACTGGTTGAGCTTGACCACAGATGAACACCATCTCTTCATAGCTTGCGCTGTTCTGATAGTGGGCCAAGTTCATCGTGACAATCGGTTCTAATGGGATAGGATCAATATTCCAATCATTAGCCAAAGACCCCAAAGGAATAAAAGGGATTTCATTCCATCTTTGGTTTAATGAATTTGTTGGATAGAGAATATCACCGCCCTGCAACTCCCCTGACTTATCAGTATAAACCTGAACGTAATATTCATTGTTTGCATCAAGACGAAGTACGCGATAAATATTAATTTCTTTCTTAGAGAATTCGTCTTCTGGATCTTTTACCGTGGACTTCTCATGCAAGACAATAAGTTCAGGCTTATAGACTGATCCAACTCGCTTTAGGCTCCAGTTGATAATACTAAGCGATTCATAAAATACGATTGTTGGTCGAATACCTAAGCTTTCTGCCTGTTGCACAGATACATTGCCATTAGTAGTTGGATAATCTACGAATAAACCACCACGTGCATGTTTAAGCTGACCTTGCAAGGCAGATTGTGCAACTTGGTAAATTGACTTACCTGTACCATCTGCATCGTATTTAAGAAAATCCATTCCATCCGGTTCGAACGTTGGATCCTCAGCAAATACCACGCCCACCATCTTGTTTAATGTGTCTTTAGAAATCTCATAAAACACAGCACGGGTTAAGTAAGCCAAATAATATTGATCATTCTGCGTTAAATCAGACGATACATTGGGTTTTGGTAAATAAAGTTCGCCACGCTTCTTAACCGTGGCAGAACCATCACAGACATCGTCGATAGTTTCCCAACGCTTTTTCATGTCTGCATAAGCTTGATGTTCAGTATTAACTGGCATTAGTAAACCATTCCTATATCTAGTGATCTTGCAGGACGAATAATCGGGAAGCGTTTGGCGAGAGGATATCCGCCAGCATCTCCCACATGGTCCAAGCCTGATTTCTTATCTGGCATTCCAAAATCGTCATAAACTTGCTGCTCAAAGGTCTCTGTGAGTCTTGGGCATTTATTTGTGTTGACTAAGAGTGTTCGCTCACCATTGCCATTTAAGATCAAAGCATTTACTGCATTAATTCGGTCTTTAATGTTCGGGTTTGTTGAATTTACTTCGACCCTTAAACCCTTCTGTCTCAAGATTGCATGATCAGATTCGCTACTCTTTTTCGATGAAGTAGCTTGGCCTGCCGCATCTGGGATAATTGTCATCTCATGGTTTGGGAACTTTTCAATCAAAAGATCAGCCATAGTTGGCGTATCACGAACGCCTACCAGCTCATCTAAGGCTCTTGGCTTGCCATCTCGAATGACATAAACCACAGCTGCCATTTTCAAGACGTTAAAGTCCATACCAATGAGCAAAGCCTCATTAGGTCTAATTTCTTCATCTGTATGGTTTAAGGTCCGGTCGAAGTCTGGATAAACTGCTCCGCTCGTTAAATTAACAAACTGCCCTTTTAAGTAGGCTGAAATCAATTGAGGTGGGTAAGACTCAAACAATGATGCAATGTAGTCATCAGGGAGATTGGCTTCATTGTCGTAAGTTGAAGCTTGAATCATTCCGTAAAGTGCGCGCTTAGCATCGCTTAAGTTTGCTTCTTTGACAAATTGCTCATGAGTGAACTTAAAGCCCTCTGGCGTTGTTGCAACATCAATACCGTTCAACAAACCAGCTTGTTTATATCGCATACGAGCAATGATCTTCCGCCAAGCTTGTTGAGCCTTGACCTTTGTCATCACATCAAGCTCATCAATCAGCGCATGACCAATCTTAAAGCCTACAATAGTGTTGGGCTTTTCCATTGATCGGCAAATAATTGTGCTTCGATATTGGCGGCCATAGTAAAGATCAACTTCTTTGTTAGATTCATAGATCTTTGTCTTCAATCCCCAATCGAAAGCTACTTCATCAATCGTAGGGAAAAAGATATCTCGGATTTGCGGATATGTTGGAGCAAAGTAACCTAACGGCACTTTAGGGAAAGACCAAGACTTATCACAAAGACTTGAACAACCTACCCAAGTTTTACCTGAACCAAACCCTGCAACAAAAGCTCTAAACTTATTTGGCAATTGGAGAAAGTTAGCCTGAGGCACATTCAGTGTTGGATTGATGTTCGGCATCTTTTTTACTTCGCATCTACAACATGAATAGTCACCTGCACTGGGGTTACATCTTCATCTTCTTCTGGATTAAGTTCTTTTTGGAGTTTCGCTATTTCAAGCTCTTGTTTCTTCACTTGAAGTTCGCTTATCTTATCCAATCCAAGTAACTTGGCTTTACCCATTGTTGCTGCAACTGCCGCAGACACCTGAACCCGCTCTCCTTCAAATGCTGCTTTGCGTGCTTCTTCTAATTCTTGAAGCAAGTCGTCTACAGTCAAATTATGGCGGGTTTGATGTTCCTTTCTAATTAGCTCAAGCCTTGTGGTAATCTTGGGGTTCTCAAGTAATCTTTTAGCCTCACGGTTGACCGTGTTTTCATTCATTGAATCCGCATCGTAGGCTTGTCGATACGCCTCCGAAGCGTTCCCCAATTCGATAAACAATTGGCAAAAGTTCTCTTGCTTCGGAGTTAGTTTTAACTCCGCCATAAATCTCACCCATTAAAAAACCGCCACTTGGGCGGTTCGTATTATTCATCTAAGGTTGCTTGAACCTCTTTAATATATTTAAGTAAATTATCTCTACTTAACTCGCTTAAATCCATAACACCATGGCCACCACAATTGCTTAGTATTGCCACAGCAATTGCTGCTTTACCTTTAATTTTTTCACATTCAATTACTGCTTCATATTCAAGGTTATTCATTGTCATTTGTTAGTTTCTCATTTTATAAAGTGAGAGACATTAATAATATGAAATTGGCAATTATTCAAGCACATACTTAAGATCATCAGGCGTTTCCAAATAACACCCTTGTTTGTTGCACCATGCATGAATGTCGTTTAGGTATTCAGCGAATTGAGCTGTACTTGCGTCTGTCGTGCTCATTAGCTCACATAGGCCGTTTGCCACATCTTGATAAAGAGGATGCTTAGAATCCTTTAATTCTCTTACAGCCTTGAATGTTTTTTTGTATTGGCCAACGTCATCACGATCATAGATCTTTGCTAAGAAGTTCTTCTTGAAGAACAGATGTTCGTAGTCTTTATCAGTACCTTGACGTTTAGCCCATTGATTAAGCCACATCCAGTACAAACGATTTTGAGCTTTGGTTCTGTCTTTCTCTTGAGGCGCAATCAATACGACTAAGGGCTTCCCTTCACTCGCTGCCTTTGCATGATTATTATTCAGATAGCCAATTACATAGTTGATGTCAGAATGGTTCTTAATGACGAATCTAGGTTCCATTTCAAAACACCTCATCATCTTTAAGATTAAGCATCCGCTCTGTTTTTTCTAACCAACCATCAAATAGAGCTTCTGATTCTTGCCTTGTGCCTAATTCAAACTTATCGAAAGCAGCATGGCAGGCGTAACAAAGTGGAACTGTATATAAATCACTTGCCTTGATACCACGCCCTTTACCGTGTTTTGAGCTATTAGAATGAGCCGCTTGTGAGTGAGGATAGCCGCATCTAACGCATGGTAGCGCTCTTATTTCGTTTAGCCTCTTTGTCGAACGCATTTTCTAGGTTCTCTATTCTGGTTCTGAGAGTATTTACTTCACGCTGACATTCAGTCTTAAACGTATGGCTGCTGAATAAGTGGTTATAGTTTTCTAACCGGCTAAGATTACGTTTATAGATTTCTAAATTCTTCTTCGCTTCGATTGTGTCCATGTTCACACATCCTTAACTAATCTTTCAGCTACCACGATTGATACGTAAGATGAGTGGTTTACTCGTCCATTCTTAATAAACTCAACCTTCATGTGATTAAGTGCTTCAATTTCTTCTTCAAAAGCTTCGATCACATAGGCATCTAATTCTTTATTAAAATATGGATCTGCCAAATAATCAGATAATGTTTGCCTTGTATCTTTTGAAATCTGATTAACGAAATGACGTCTAGACTTTTCGTTATTCTCTTTATAGAAGTCACTTGTGTAATCTTCTGGACCAGAGTGATAAATCATTTCATAAATAATCATGTTCACCCCAAGAAATGCCAGAATATCCAAATTATTGCAGCACAGAATGCAAGCCAAATGCCGACCTTAAAACCATTAATGAACTGAGGCTCTTCAAAACCTTCCATGAATTCTTCATGCAGTTCATTGTGAGCAGTGTTCCACTCATAAATGTCTTGCTTCTCTTTGGGAGTCATATAGATCTGAGCTTGCTTTTTTGTATGTGCCTTAGCAATCAGTCGCTTTGCTTTCTTTTGTTTTCGATTCATAATCACCCCAAAAAAGAAAACCCCGTCAAACGACAGGGCTACAAACACTTAATCTTTCCACACTTTCTGCATTCTTTCTGATTGAACATGTCAGATTCATATTCCCAAACATGAAAACAGAATACTTGCCTGATGATTCGGAGCATGTGAACCTCCAAAAAAAGCCCTACGTTTAAGCATCGACTAGCAATCCAGTCCAGCACATCGTAATCCAATGTTCTAAGCTTGTAGGGCATAAAAGCAAAAAGCCCATCAACTTAATGACAGGCTTTGATCTAGTTTCGCCTTCTTGCTTATGTTGCAAGGGTTACTGCTAGGTAATTAGGTGAGAACCCTTGAGGCTTACAGACTATTTCACTCTAGGGCGTATTTAATCTCGTTCGGCGAAAGACGCTGTAAGAATCCATCACCTAGTGAATCACGTATAGAAAATCCACTCTAACACATAATTTACCCTACGCGTTTAAACGAGTCAACACTTCTTCAAACTTTTCATAAACTAAATCATCATCTCTATAGCATTCACCCATTCCAGCAAAACCAATTTTTGGAGAATACTTAAACTTTGATAAGAACTTATGTATCTTCTTTTCCATATCCCATATTCTGGAAGCCCTTCCTTCAATTTGCTTTATA